TGGATAAATAAATAAATAAATAAATCGGGAGGAACAATGATAGTTAGTAAAACTAATGAAGAATGGAACAAGATAGTTGAAGATAAAGATGAGCAAATAAAAGCTTTATATAAACGTATTAAAGATCAACAAACAATTAATGATGCACAGAAAAAATTAAATGGTGTTTTACAAACTGATTTAACTGAAGCAGATAATAAATTAAAAAAAATAGAGCAAGACCGACTTAACGCAGGGCGGAAAGCAGGTTTTGATGAGTAATGAAGAAAGCGAATTTATTAAACATTTATCTTGCACGAGTTGTACCTCTAGTGATGGAATGGCTCTCTACTCTGATGGTCACACTCATTGTTTCGTTTGCAATACTACTACTCGGAGTGATGATACTAGCGTGGTGGCTACAAGCAGTGTTCGGGGCGATCTATTGCAAGGTAATGCAATCAGTTTACCAAAAAGAAAACTTACTTTGGAAACCTGTAAGAAATGGGATTATAAAGTTACAGAAGTTAATGGAGAGCCTGTTCAAGTAGCAACATACTACGATAAAAACAAGAAACCTGTATTTCAAAAACTTCGTTACAAAAACAAGCAGTTTAAAACTGTTGGAGATATAAACGAAGCTACTCTCTATGGCCAGAACTTATGGAATGGGGGTGGTAAAATTTTATGCGTTTGCGAGGGAGAAGTAGACAGTGCTTCACTTTCTCAATTATTCAACCATCGCTATCCTGTAGTTGGAATACCTAACGGTGTTAACGGGGCCGTTAAGTCGTTAAAGAGACAACTAGAATTTATTGAAAGTTATGAATCTGTAATATTTTTTATGGATCAAGATGATGCTGGACAAGACTGTGCTAAGAAATGTGCAGAGTTATTATCAGTAGGTAAAGCTAAAATTGCAAACTTTGAACTAAAAGATGTTAACGATATGTTGGTTCATGGCTTGGGTTCAGATGTCATAAAAGCTATGTGGGAAGCGAAGACTTACCGACCTGATGGTGTTGTAGCTGGCGAGGAGCTTTGGGAAGTAATTAAAAAAGAAGATGAAAAAGCAACTGCTTTTTATCCTTACGAGGGACTTAACAGAAAACTATTTGGTATTAGAAAAAGAGAAATAGTTACTGTATGTGGTGGCTCAGGAATTGGTAAGTCGTTAATGACTAAAGAGATTGCTTACCATTTAATTAAAGAGGGTAAACGTATTGGAATTATATCTCTTGAAGAAAGTTTAAAAAGAACTTGTGAGGGAATAATAGGATTACATCTTAATAAACCTATTCACATAAATAGAGATAACGTAAGTGAAACAGAACTTGAACAAGCCTACAAAGAAACAGTAGGTAATGGAAATGTATTTCTCTATGATCATTGGGGATCTGTAGAAGAAAATACAATTATAAATAAGATTAAGTATTTTGCTAAAGCATTAGATATAGAATATTTATTTATAGATCACATATCAATTATTGTTAGTGGATTAGAAACTAACGATGAAAGAAAAACAATTGATTTGTTAATGACAAAGTTAAGAGCATTAACAGAACAATTAAATATTGGTGTTATAATTATTTCACATTTAAAAAGACCAGAGGGAAATAAAGATCACACTGACGGACTTAAAACTTCTTTAGGACAACTCAGAGGATCTGGATCAATTGGCCAGCTAACTGATATTTGCATTGGGTGCGAAAGGTCAACATCAGACATAAACGATTCTAAAAAAACAACTGTAAGAATTTTAAAAAATAGGTTTGCAGGAATTACAGGTGTTGGAACAACACTTCAATACAACTCAGATACAGGGAGATTACAAGAGTATGAAACAACCAATAATTTTTGATATAGAAACAGATGGACTTAACCCATCTAAAGTACATTGCTTAGTCTTGCAAAAAGACGGAAAAGAAATTTCGTTCATAGGACGGGATATACCGAAAGGTATTGATTTACTTGCCGATAATTTAATCGTGGGACATAACGTGATAAAATATGACCTCCCTGTCTTGAAGCGTTTGTATAGCTACGATCATAGCCCTGATCTAGTACACGACACTCTATGCTTAAGTCGTCTTATCTACCCTGACATTGCGAATAGTGTAGATTATAAATTATTGGCAAGTGATCGAATTGAACGATCAACAGTTGGACGACATAGTTTAAAAGCTTGGGGGCAACGTCTTAATTTTCATAAAGGGGATTTTGCTGAAATAAATACTTTTGACATATTTACCCCTGCTATGTTGGAGTATTGTATTCAAGACGTGAAGTTGACTTCATTACTCTACACAAAACTTTTAGAAAAAGGATTTAGTAAAGAAAGTATAGAACTTGAACATGAAGTAGCAAATATACTTAAACTACAAGAAGACAAAGGGTTTGGCTTTGATGAACTCAAGGCACAACAACTACACGCTACGCTATTAGGTAAAACACATGATCTTAAACTGTCATTAGAAAATAGATTTCCAGATTGGCAAGTTGATCTTGGAGAGTTTGTACCAAAAGTTAATAATAAAAAACTTGGGTATAAAAAGGGTGTAGCTATTAGAAAATCTAAAACAATGAAATTTAATCCATCTAGTCGTCAACACATATCTAATAGACTTATGGAACTTAGAAATTGGAAACCTAAAAAGTTTTCTGAAACAGGTTTACCAATTGTTGATGAAGAAACGTTAGATCATTTAGATTATCCAGAAGCAAAAGAACTTAACGAATATTTATTGATAGAAAAAAGATTAGGAATGTTAAGTGATGGTAAGAACGCTTGGCTAAAGGTTGTTAACAATGGTCGGATACATAGTAATTACATTACTAACATTACAACAGGTAGAATGAGTTGTAGAAGTCCTAACCTACAACAAGTACCAAGTATTAACTCACCATACGGTAAAGAGTGTAGAGAATTATTTATACCAAGCAAAGGTTATGTAATGGTGGGTGCTGATGCAAGCGGGATTGAAGCAAGAAGTTTAGGCCACTATATTTATAACTACACAGGTGGTAAAGAATATGTGGATCTAATTCTTAATGGAGACATACATACTTATAACCAAAAAAACTTAGGTTTAAAATCTAGAGCATTGGCTAAGACTATACTTTATGCAGTTTTGTATGGAGCAAGTGCACGGAGAGTACATGAAATACTTGATTGCTCTATGTCAGAAGCAAACAAAGTATTAGAAAAGTTTTACAGAGTGTTACCTTTTTTACAAGAAATAAAAGAAGATATAATAGGTAAGTTAGAAGCCTTTGGTTACATCAAAGGTATAGACAAAAGAATTTTAACAATTAGATCACAACACTCTGCTCTAAATGCTCTTAACCAAAGTTGTGCTGCGATAATAATGAAAAAAGCATTAACAATACTTTGGGATAAATTAAAAGATAAAGACGCATTTGTTGTAGCTAACATACATGATGAATTTCAAATAGAAGCAAAACCAGAGATAGCTGACGAAGTAGGTAAGATAGCAGTAGATAGTATAGTACAGGCGGGAGAACATTTTAATTTAAGGGTGCCTTTAGGAGCTGAATACCGTGTCGGTAAAAGTTGGGCTGAAACCCACTAATTTAAAATGGAGAAAGTGGGCTTCAAATTGTTTATGCAACCAAAGAATACGACAGGGGCACGACTGTGGTTTAAGTATAGACGAGTTAATAAACATTACACCAAGTCATTGTCCATGTTGTCAAACTGTAATGGTACCACAAGGCAATCAAGAAAACTCACCGTCAGTAGATAGATTAGATGTCACTAAAGGATATGAAAAAGAAAACATATGGATCATTTGTCATTCATGCAACACTAAAAAAGGAAACACTAAAGCACCAACAGATTTATATAAAATCGCAGACGCTTGGTGGCAAAAATTAAAGGATATAAAATGCAAGTTATTATAGTTTTACACGACAAAGAAGATAGTAAAGATAAGATTGAATTTAGTATCTTTGAAAAATACTCTGACTCTGAAAAACCAGAGGACATGCTTAATAGTCCTGCCGTTCAAGTTGGATCTATATTATCTGGTTTCCTAAAAACTGTAGAAAATCATGGGGCCTATTTAGGTGCTTTACCAATAATAGAAGCAACAGAAAAAGACTTCGATGAGAATGATTTTAGAAAAAAGATTAAGAACAGAGACGGAAACGTCATTCATGTAAATTTAAATACTATAAAACCAAAAGGAAACGGATAATGAGTACACTGTTAGTAGACGCTGATGTAGTAGCGTATCAAGTAGCATTTTCAACAGAAGAAGCTATTAGGTGGGGAGATAGAGAAGATGAATATGCAATATGGACTTTACATAGTGATGAAAAAGATTGTGTAAGAAAGATTAAAGATTATTACAATACTCTTAAACAAGATACTCAGTGTAAAGAACTTATATCTGCATTTAGTGATAAAGATAATTTTAGAAAAGAAATATATCCAGATTACAAACTAAATAGAACTAAACAAAGAAAACCATTAACATTAAGTTTTTGTCGTGAGTATATTACAAAAAACTATAATGGTTTTGTAAGACCTAGAATAGAAGCTGATGATATACTTGGAATATTAGCTACTTCAAATATAATTAAAGGTAATAAAATTATTTGTAGTATTGATAAAGACTTAGATCAGATAGCAGGTTTACATTACAATCCTACACAAAAAGAATTTTACGGCATTACAAAAAAACAAGCCGACTATAATTTTTATTATCAATGTTTAGTAGGGGACGCTACAGATAATTACAAAGGAGCTCCTACCTATGGAGAAGTAAAAACTAAAAAGACACTTACAAAGAAAAAGAACTTATGGAAAGTTGTTAAGGATTGTTACAAAGAGCAAGGTCTAACAGAAGATGATGCTTTAGTACAAGCAAGATTAGCTAGAATATTAAGAAACACTGATTACGATTTTAAAAAGAAACAACCGATACTATGGAGTGGTAATGACTAATAAAGATATGTTTAAAGATATGAACTATGATTCATTAAATAAACAAATTGATGGCGATCACTATAAAGGCATGAAGGTGCAGCCTGCACATTTTATTAATGAAAATAATTTACCATTCGCAGAAGGTAACGCTATTAAATACATTTGCCGACACAAAAAGAAAGGCAAACGTAAAGACATAGAAAAAGCAATTCACTATTTAGAAATGATTATAGAAAGAGATTATGAGTAACGAAGTTAAAAAATGGAAAAAGAAAACTTATATGAATGTAGATATACTTATGGAAGATACATTTTATGCAAGAACACCAGATGTAAGTAAAGAATATCCACCAAGTACAAAAGCATTATTTACAATATTAGAACACAGAGAAAAACGATCAACCTTAGAGGAGGTGCCAATAGAAGATGAAAAAGATGAAGAAACTCCTAAAGAAAATCTTACAGTGGATCAGCCTAAACCCACCGAAGTATAAATTTGTTTTTGTCCTTTGGGAAGATGCAAACAGTGATAGTAGTTGGAACGAATTGTCAACTATTGAACAGATGTTACCGACTATCTGTATAAGTGTAGGTTTTCTTATAAACCACACCGAAGACGCGTTTGTCTTAGCTTCTGATTTTACGACAGATACTAAAAACGATCAATATGTTATCGCAGAGGGCGGTAATACTATGGTCATACCTACCAAAAATGTACTTAAAGTAGTACCTATCCCCCTTAAAATACAAGCCAAATAGTTGCTCTCTTGGATATAATTATGATTTCACAAGAGTTAATTGATTATTTGAAAAAACAATTCCCTGATAAATCCCCTAATCTTGCCGATAACGATAGAAAAGTGTGGTTTAAAGCAGGACAATCAAGTGTTGTGTCCCATTTAGAGAAAATTCTAAATGATAAAGAAAACAATATTTTAAATGAAACAATAATAGGAGATATTAAATAAATGTGTGTTCCTTCAAGACCCAGAACTCCACCACCACCTCCAACACCAGCTCCGCCAGCAACAGAAGTTAACGCTAGTGCTACTAGATTAAGAGAGAAAGCTCCCAAAACTCCTAGAGTAAATACATCTAGTACAGTTAGCTACTCTAAAAAAAGAGGCAAAGCTGCGTTGAGAATACCTTTACAGGTTGGTGTAGGATCAAATCAAACTGGGGCAAACGTACCTACTCCTTAATAAATTATGGCAAATTATTCTACGGCAAAATCAAGATATAATACGCTTGAGACAATAAGAGATCCATTCTTGGATCGTGCACGGGACAGTGCTGAGTTTACGATCCCGTCTATAATGCCTCGCGAATATCACAGTAAACATACTACTCTACATACTCCATATCAAGGTATTGGTGCTAGAGGTACTAACAACCTATCTTCAAAGCTACTCCTAGCTTTACTTCCCCCTAATCAACCTTTCTTTAGACTAACACTTGACGAGTTTACTTTGTCTGAGCTTTCAGGTCGAGATGATATGAAAGGCGAGTTTGAAAAAGCTATGGGTTCTATTGAACGAGTTGTTATGAATGAAATGGAAGTTAACAACTTTAGAAATGCTTTATTTGAAGCAATCAAACATCTTATAATTTGCGGTAATGTTTTATTATACATAACACCAGATTTAAAAATGAAAGTATATCATCTTGATAGGTATGTAGTCAAAAGAGATGGTATTGGAAACGTACTAGAAATAATTACAAAAGATATGGTAGCACCATCTTCTCTTACCGAAGAACAAAAATTGTTAGTAGAGGGAGATAAAGAAAAAGATGGTTATGACGATACTTGTGAAATTTACACTTGTGTTAAAAGATCAGCTAATGGTAAAAAATGGGAAGTACACCAAGAAATTTATGAAAAGATTGTACCATCATCTGTAGGTACATATCCTATAGATAAAAACGCATTTATACCATTAAGATATACTTCTATAGACAATAGCGATTACGGTAGAGGATTTATAGAAGAATACATTGGCGATCTTCGTAGCTTAGAAGCATTATACAGATCTGTAGTCGAGGGTTCTGCCGCTGCAAGTAAAGTTTTATTTTTAGTAAAACCAAATGGATCAACTCGTTTAAAAACTTTATCTGAAAGTCCTAACGGTGCAATTCGTGAGGGTAATGCAGAAGACGTTACTACACTTCAGGTTAATAAGTTTTCTGATTTTAATATTGCATTTCAAACAATGAAGCTAATTGAAGAAAGATTACAATTTGCCTTTATGTTAAATACATCAGTACAAAGACAAAACGATAGAGTTACAGCTACAGAAATAAACTATGTTTCTAAAGAACTAGACGATAGTTTAGGTGGCCTGTATTCTTTATTGTCTCAAGAATTACAGCTTCCATTAATAAACAGATTAATGTTTCAAATGGAAAGAAAGAAAGCATTACCAACTTTACCTAAAGAAAGTATACGTCCTAAAATTGTAACAGGACTAGAAGCTTTAGGTAGATCTAGCGACTTACAAAGATTAAATACATTTGTACAACAGCTACAACCTTTTGCACAACAGCTTATGACTTATCTAAATTTAGATGAGTATGTGAAACGTGTTGGTACCTCTCTTGGAGTAGAGATGGAGGGACTTATAAAATCTCCAGAACAAATCCAAGCAGAACAACAAGCTCAACAAGAACAAATGATGATGGAACAAAATTCCCCTGCCGTTGTAAAAGAGGGCATGGGTATGGTCAGGGATAGTTTTAAAAATCAAGATCAATAATAAGGAGAAGAAATGGTTGACAAAGTAGAAGTACCTGTCGAAGAAGTAAAAGAAACACAAGAATATTTAGATGAAATGTCTAAAAAAGCTGATGATGCAAATAATGTTGCAAATACTGAAACAGCACCGACAGAAGAACCTGTAAAGGAAGAATTAATTTTAGGTAAGTTTAAATCTCAAGAAGATTTAATAAAATCTTATCAAGAATTAGAAAAGAAACAGTCTGAGGCACCTAAAGAAGAAACTAAACTAGAAGCAGATACACCTCCTAGTTCGTTTGATTTTAATAATGCACAAAAAGAGTTTGATGAAAACGGAGAGTTAAGTGAAAACACTATTCAATCTCTTGAAAAAGCAGGATTGCCAAAATCATACATTGATAATTATTTAGCAGGCTTAGAAGCAGTTGCACAAAAGTTTGAACAACAAGCTTTTAACAGTACAGGTGGCGAAGAAAATTATAAAAGTATGACTGATTGGGTAACTGAAAATTTACCCGAAAGTGAAATACAACAATTTAATAACAATATAAGTGGAGATAACGAGACTGCATTATTTACTATAAAAGGTATGTATGCTCGTTTTCAATCTGAAACTAAAGAACCTAGTCTATCGACAGGCGACAATGCACAACAACAATCTGGTTCTGCGTATGAAAGTTTAGGACAAATGAAAGCTGACATGGCAGATCCTAGATACGCTACAGATAGTGCGTTTAGAAAAATGGTTGCCGACAAAGTTTCTAGATCTAAAGTTATTTAATAAAATTCTGTGGATAAATTGCTGTCCTAGAATAGCAAGTGAAAGTAAGACTTAACCCGTCTGAGGACGGATAATTCTGATACTGAAATTACTACGCTTAATTAGCAACAACCTATAATAACAAAAGGAGATATATATAATGTCAAATTATACTGTATCAAATATAGGTCAGAATGCTGGATCAGGTAGTACCACTGCAAGTTTTTTAAAAATCTTCAGTGGAGAAGTTATTACTGCTTTTGAAACAGCAAACTCGACACTAGACAAGCACTTAGTTCGTACAATTTCTAGCGGGAAAAGTGCCCAGTTTCCTATCGTTGGTAAGGTCACAACAGCGGCATACCATACAGCGGGAAATGAAATCACAGGCGGATCTGTAACTCACAATGAGAGAACAATCTCAATTGAGAACTTATTGATTGCACCTGTGTTTATCGCAAAGATAGACGAAGCTATGTCACATTACGATGTGCGTAGTATTTATTCAAAAGAGCTTGGCCGAGCATTGGCTAACCAAATGGATAAACACGTTTATCAAAACTTAATCTTAAACAGTAGAGCTTCTGCAGCTTCACCACAAGCAGCAGGACAGGCGATCACTGATGCTGACTTTGTAACTAACGCATCTTCAGCAGCAGCTTCTATTTTCAGTGCAGCTGAAAAATTAGATGCAGCCGATGTACCAGCAGAAGATAGATATTGTGCAGTTGCACCAGCGACTTACTACAATCTAATTCAAGGTACTACTGTTATTAACAGAGATTGGGGTGGATCTGGTTCTTACTCTGATGGTAAAGTTCTTAAAGTTGCAGGTATTAACATTGTACCTACAAACAACTTACCATCTACAAACGTAAACTCTGGTGTTGCTCAAGGTTCATCTACAAATTTTGCAGGTGACTTTTCTAACACTGTTGGTTGTGTTTGGCAGAAAAATGCAGTTGGAACAGTTAAACTTATGGATCTGTCTACTGAAATGGAATACCAAATTCAGAGACAAGGTACATTGATGGTAGCTAAATATGCTATGGGTCATGCACCTCTAAATCCAATCTGTTCGATTGAAATCAAAACTGCGTAATACTTAATTACGTTGTTTACATTGAGGGGCGACTTCGGTCGCCTCTCTATTAACTTATAGAATTTATATTATGACAACTACAGTAACATCAAAACTAGAAGCAGTTAACGTAATGCTTACAGCGATAGGAGAGAGTCCTGTTAACACAATTACATCTTCAACAACTACAGATGTATCTATTGCTATTCAGATTTTAGATAATGTTTCTAGAGAAGTACAAAGTGTAGGTTGGCATTTTAACAGTGATACTAATTATAAATTAGTTAAAAATACATCTAATCAAATTGAATTACCGTCTAACTGTTTAAGAGTAGATAACTCTAATCAAGATGCTGATTTAGATTTAGTTGAAAGAGGAAGAAAACTTTGGGATAGAGAAAATCATACTTATACTATTAATAAAGATGTAAGAGTTAATATAACTTGGTTTTTAGAATTTACAGATTTACCAGAAACAGCAAGAAGATACATTACAATAAGAGCCTCTAGAATATTTCAAGACAGAATGTTAGCGTCTGAGACTTTACATACGTTTCATCAAATTGATGAACTACAAGCTTTATCTGCTCTGAAAGAACACGAGGGAGATACTAGAGATCATAGTATCTTTGATAACTACAGTACATATAGAGTTATCGACAGAGATAATTTTCAACCTGCGAAAACTACAATTAGCGATGAATAATGAGTGCAAGATTAATTTCAAATTCACTTCCAAATTTGTTAAATGGAGTTTCCCAACAACCAGATACAGTTAAGCTACCAAACCAAGCTACAATACAAGAGAATGGTCTTTCTGATATTATTACTGGTTTAGGTAAAAGACCTGCTACAGAACATATAGCAAAATTAAACACTGATACTTTAACAAACAGTAAAGTACATATTATTAATAGAGATGCTAACGAACAGTATGCTGTTTTAGTAAATAACCAATCTATTAAAGTTTATGATCTTGCAGGTAATAACAAAACTGTTGTTACACCTGATGGTTTATCTTATTTAACATCATCAGCACCACAAGAAGATTTTAATTTAGTAACGGTTGCTGATTATACTTTTATTGTTAACAAAACTAAAACTACTGCGTTATCTGGAAGTGCATCTACGACTAGACCAGATGAAGCAATCTTCTTTGTAAAGAATGGACAATATAAAACAACTTATAAAATTAATATTAATGGATCAAATGTTGCTAGTTTTGAAACTGCAGATAATTCTAGTCCTAGTAATGCTTCATCAATTACTACAGATAATATAGCAACAGAATTAACAAACGATTTAAACTCTAATTTATCTGGATACACAGTGAGTAGAGACGGCTCTATTATTTATGTTTCTAAAAACTCAGGAACATTTACTGCAACTGTATCAGATGGTTTAGGTGGTGATGGTTTAATTTTAGTAAAGGATAAAATTAATTCGTTCTCTGACTTACCGTACAAAGGTTACACAGGGTTTGTTACAGAAATAACAGGAGATGGTGGAACAGAGTTTGATAATTATTTTGTTAAGTGGGACGGTTCTGCTTGGGTTGAAACAGTTAAAGATGGATTAGATAATTCTTTTGATATGTCAACAATGCCTCACTTGTTGATTA